ATCCGTTTTGGGGGCCGCAGCCGCAGAATCCCGGCGCCGGCTGGACGCCCGCGATGCAGCAAGCGCAGATGGCGCGGCTTCCCGGCATGCTGCAAGGCATGTTCGGCGGCGGGCCGATGCGACAGCCGATGAGCACCGGTCCCGGCATGGGCCAGCTCGGCGGTATTGGCTTCCCTGGTGGTCCGAGACCATTCCAGCCGAATCCCGGACCGCCATCGCTTGGCCATTTGATGAGCTACGGCAACCGCGCGCCGATCAGCGGTATCGGACAGTACGCGGCGCTGTAAATGGCAGGTGGTGATCCGCTCCCGCCGGGAACAGGCCCGGCGCAGCGGGCGGTCACGTTTCTGGGGAGCGATGTACAACGCTCGCCCGACAACCGGGATGCAGATGCCAAGCCTGGTGCGCGTGAGGACCAGCGTGAATATTCAGACGAGGAACTGTTAGAAGAGGCGCGCGAATTCTTCGAGCATGCGGGCAATGTAGAGGACGGGAATATCAACCGCGCGTCGGAGATGATCCGGTTCTCCTACCGGCGCGGCGCGCAATGGCCGGACCGCGTGCGACGCGAGCGCGAGGCTGATAACCGGCCCGTTCTGGAATTCAACCAAATGCCGTCCTGCGTTAACCAGCTCGCGAACGACTTCAGGCAGAACCGACCAGCGATCAAGGTTCGCGGCGCGTCCGACGACGCGACCGAGGAAATGGCGTGCATCCGGCAGGATCTGATCCGCCACATTGAATACGACTCGAGCGCCGACCAGGCATATGACACGGCGTTCCGCTACATGGTTATTGGCGGATTCGGGTTTATCCGCGTACTGACCGACTATGAGGCAGAGGATGACTTCAACCAGAAGATCGTTATCAGCCCGGTTACGAATCCGCTCAGCGTCTATTTCGATCCTGACTGCGACGAGCCCGATGGTAGCGATGCAGAGGCTTGCCTCGTTACCGAGGAAATGGACCACGAAGAGTTCTACCGGCGCTGGCCCAAGGCAAGGCCCGTGGATTGGGCTCCTAGTGAGCCTAAATATGCCCGATGGATCAGGCAGGATTCGGTAACGGTCGCCGACTACTACCACAAGGTTTACTGGAAAGACACGCTCTACAAGCTGACCGACGGATCCGTGGCGTGGGAATCCGAGATCAAGGGCGATAAGCCCAAGGAAGCCGATGACGCCTGGCAGCAACAGCAGCAATTAGCCCAGATGGTGGGCCTGCCGCCCGATCAAACGCCGCATTACGTTGCTAAGCGCACTGTAGACCGCTGCAGCGTGCGCTGGGAGAAGATCAACGGCGTTGAAGTGCTGGAACGCCACGAGTGGGCCGGGACGCTGATCCCAATTATTCCGGTCTGGGGCGACGTAACGCAGGTAGACGGCGAGATCTTGCGCCAGGGCCTGATCGAGCGCGCCCAAGATGCACAGCAGATGTACAACTTCTGGCTGACGACCGCGGCTGAAGTCGCCACCATGCGCACAAAGAGCCCGTGGCTGGTCGCCGAGGGCATGACGGACGGTCGCGCCCGCGAGTGGGGCCAGGCAAACGTCAAGCCGTATCCGTTTATTACTTATCGTCGGTATGACGAGGACAACAAGGATCTGGGCCAGCCGATCCCGAACAATCCGGATCTGCCGGTAGACGGGATTCTCGAGCAGGCGAACCTGTGTTTGCAGCAGATTCGGATGACGATTGGTCTGCCGGACCCGCAGGCGATGATGCAGACGCAGGACGAGTCCGGGCGCGCGATTCTTGCCAAGGAACGGGTTAGTGCTACGTCCACGTTCCACTTCTTGGACAACTTCAGCCGCGCCCAGAAGCTCTTGGGTCGCGTGATATTGGACCTGGTGCCGCATATATATGACGCGCCGCGCACGCTGCAGCTCCTGCGTGAGGATGGCGAGGAGTATCAACAGGCGATCAACCAGGATCCGAACTTCGTGCAGGACGCATTCGCGATGGACCAGGGCGATTACGATATTGTGATCGACACCGGGCCGAGTTATCAGAGCAAGCGCGTTGAGTTCGTGAATGCGGTAAGCGATCTGGTGCAGGCACACCCGGATAGCTGGCCAATCATGGCGGATAAGGCGATCCGGGCGATGGATTGGCCTTATGCAGAGGAGATCGCTGACCGCTTCAAGGTGATGCTGCCGCCGCCGATCCAGATGCTGGAGGCGCAAAAGAGCAAGGATCCACAGGTAATCGGCCTGACGCAGCAGTTGCAGCAGGTCCAGCAGCAGAGCCAGCAGCAGATTCAGGCAATGGGCAGCGAATTGACGAAGCTGCAGCAGGACAACGCCCGTCTGCAGACACAGGTGGCGCAGGCGAAACTCGCCGAGGCCAAGGCATCGAGTCAGGGCCAATATGCAGAGCTGCAGGGCAAAATGGCCGAGGCCCATGCGGATATTGTGACCCAGCAGATGGAAAGCACCGACGTAGCAGAGCGCCTGAATATGGACAAAGCCGAGTTGCAGCACAAGGCGTCGATTGAGCGCGGCGAGTTCGCGCTGAAGATTGCGGATCTGGCGCTGCAGTTGGTCAATGCCCAGCAGAAGCAGATGCAGCCGGTGGGGCCGGAATTCGCACAACTAGACAAGGCGGCGACGCAGGTGGTCGGCGCGGCACAAGGATAATTTGAATGTTTCTTGATCCCTTCCAGCCCGGAAATCTGTCAACGATTGCGATTTCCGTAACGAACTCGGCTGCGTTTACGGTGGTTCCGGGCAATGGCGGCGCGTTCGAGCTGTGGAACTCGGACCCGACCAACGCGGTATTTGTCGAGGCCACGAACGGAACCATTACTGCGGTTGTCCCAACGTCTACGGCCGGAAGTTATCCGATTGGTGCCGGACAGCGCGTGGTCATACAGGCGCGACCGGGCGACACGGGGCTTAGCTGCATTGCCTCGGTTGCGGGCCCGACTAATCTTTTCGTGGCCCGCGGCAATGGGTCTTAGATTCGGCTCTAGTCCGGGCGGCGTTGGCCCGATCCAGGCCGTTACCGGCAAGACGGTAAATAACAACAACGTCGGCGCATCGGTCACGATCCCTGCGGGCCAGAGTTACTATGCCTTCACGGGAACGAACGTAACGACGCTGACGATCAACTATCCGGCCGGTAGCCCAAGCATTAACGGGCTGGAGATTACGGTTTACTTCAGTGCCGCGGTATCGGTGGCGCTGACGCTTGCATCAACCGGCGCGACCTTTGTGGATGCCCCGGCAACAGTAGCGGCCAAGACTAGGGTTAGCTACATCTATGACAGCGCATCCACTCAGTGGCTGCCTAACTAGGACTTAAAACATGGCAACAACCATTTTCACGGTACCGGCCGGACAAACGTCCATCATCCCGGCACCGGCTCTTTCCTCGATCTGCGTGCAACCCGCAGCCACCGGCTCGGGATTGCTCTCATTCGGCACGGATGGCATCTCGCCCATCTTCACGGCGGCTCCGCAGGGCGCGAATACGTCGCCCTATTCGTTCAACACGTCCACCTGGTCGGGCATCGTCTTTGGCCAGACGCAAGCGCCAATGGGCAACATCGGCAAGATATCGGTAGCCGCGACCACGGTCGCCTGCACAGTGCTGGTGTCGGATCTGTCGCAGTATCCTGGCAGTTTCCCTGAACGCCAGACGGTGTTGCAGTCGGGTGTGGCATATACGATGCCTAACAGCACATCGGAATTGCCGCTTGTGTCGATCCGGTTTCATGCGGGCTACTTCAAGCCGAATTTCCGGCTTGAGTGGCATGCGCAATTCACGGCGCAGAACACGGCGAACGCGAAGACGATCAAATCCTACTTCGGCGCCAGTACGAACAGCGCGACCGCGGGAGCGATTGAAACCTCTGCGGCGTCTTCGGTTTCGCAGGTGCTGACTTCATTGGCGGGTGGTTATCTTACCGGCTCGTTCTTCGGCCGTAACGATGGCGCGACAGTCATTGCGTCGAATACGGGTCTTGCGGCGGCGGGCGGCGTAGGTATGTCCGCAACCGCGAACGTTTCGACGACGACCGCTTACCAAACGACGGAGCAGGTCTTCACCTTGACGGGCACGAAGGCCACCGGCGCGGAAACGGTCACGCTCGACGCGATTTTGGTCAAGGTCTATCAGTAACAGTTTAGGAGTTTCACGACAACGGGGCCCTTCGGGGCCCTTTTTTTATGCCCGATATTAGCAACGAAGTTCTACAGCCCACAGGGCTGACGCCTAGCGATGCGCCGGTGGTTGAGTCGGTCGCGGGTGTGGAGACTGTCGCTGCGGATGCGCCACAAGGCGATGTTCCGAAACTACCGGATGAATCAGCGAGCGGTAACGTAGAGAACGGTCAACCCTCTCAGGGTGATGAAGTCCTCGCAGCCGAGCTTGGAGAAGAGCCCAAGCGGCCCCCAAAGGGCGTCGGCAAATTCATCGCCAACCTACGCGAGGAAAACAGGCAGGCAAACGATAGGGCTGCTCGAGCCGAGGCCGTTGCGTCGATGCTCATGCAGCAGCAACAGCGACCGCCACAACAGGTCGCGCCGCCGCAGGACGCGCCCCCGAATCCACTCAAGTTCGACACTTGGGAGGAGGGCCAGCGTGCCATTGCGGAATGGTCGGCGACACGAGCGGCACGAGCGGAAAACGCGCAGTTCCTAAATGCTCTGGTGACCGCCGCGCAACGCACACAAGCGATGCAGGCCCAGCAGTATCAAGAGGCCCAGATTGACCAGCGCATCGGCCAATCGGTGGAAAAGCAAGCCAAGGCGTTTGGCGACTGGAATGACTTACGCGAAAAGGCCATGGAGATGCCGGTGAGCCCGGCTATGCGCCAGGCCATTGCCGAGTCCGATAACCCTGCAGCGGTAATGCACTTCCTGGCCAAGAACGATCAGGCCCATGCACAACTGCTGCTCTCGTCTCCGCAGGAAGTATTCCGTCGTGTTGGTCGTATTGAGGCATCCCTGTCAACGCCCGCCATTTCCAGTGCCCCGCCGCCCGCCAAGCCGGTCGGCAACCGCGGTCCATCTATCGCCAATTACACCGAGACGATGACCCCCGAGCAACACAAGGCATTTCTTGCCAAATCGGGGCAGACGCGCGGCATCCGTTAACGAGAGAGAGAAATGGCTAATACCGTACTAACCCCGACGATGGTGACAAATGATGCCGTCATCGTTCTTGAGAATAACCTGACGATTGCGAAGTTCATCGACCGTTCCTATGAGCCGCAATTCGGGCGCGAGGGCGAAAAAGTCGGCAGCACGATCCAAGTCCGCAAGCCTCCGCGTTTCGTTGGCCGTCTGGGCCCGGCGCTGACGGTCGAAGACGAATACGAGTCGAGCGTTCCGCTGACCCTGACGACGCAATATGGCGTGGATATTCAATTCACGTCGACCGAAATGGCGCTGCAGATTCAGGACTTTCGCGAGCGTATCCTCGTGCCGATCATGGCAACCATTGCGAACCGCATCGACCGCGACTGTTGCGGTCTGTGGTCCTCGGTGTGGAACCAGGTGGGCACGTCAGGCGTAACGCCCGCGTCGCAACAGGTGGTTCTGTTGGCGGGCCAGAAGCTGAATGAAATGGCCGCGCCGATTGACGACAACCGCGCGGCGGTTCTCGGTCCTGCGGCGAATGCGGGCATTGTGAATGGGCTGGTTGGCCTGTTCAATCCGATGGGCAAGATTTCGGATAACTATGACACCGGCAACATGGGCAATGCGCTGGGCTTCAAGTTCAGCCTTGACCAGAATATTCAGTCGGTGACATATGGAATCCTGGGGGGCGCCCCGGCGGTTAACGGCTCGAACCAGTCGCTGACTTCGGGCTGGGCTGCGTCGATGAACCTGGTCACCAACGGCTGGACGGCTGCGGCTGCACAGCGTCTGATCGGTGGCGAAACGTTCACGCTTGCTGGCGTGTTTGCGGTCAATCCGCAATCGCGTGTGTCTACGGGCTCGCTGCAACAGTTCGTGGTCAATGGCCCGCAGTCTTCGGACAGCTCGGGCAATATGACCCTGAACATCTCGCCAGCGATCATCTCTGCGGGACCGTTCCAGAACGTCAACAGCGTTCCGGTTTCGGGCACGGCGACGCTCACGTTCGGTGCGGCCGCGAATGCGGTCAACCCGCAAAACCTCGCGTTCCACAAGAATGCGTTTACCCTGGCGATGGCGGATCTGCCGCTGCCGGAGGGCGTGGACTTCGCGCGTCGGGCCGAATATCGCGGCTTCCGTATTCGCGTGGTTCGTGCATATGACATTAACGGTGATCGTCTGCCGCTGAGAACGGATGTTCTCTACGGTACTAAGGCGGTATTACCTGAGATCGCGGTCCGGATCACGGGCTAAACCTAACAGGCCCCTTCGGGGGCCTTTTTCGGAGGGTTTCATGGCTTCAGTGTTGGACAAGTTCACAGAGGAAGATCTCGAGATCCTGTTGCGTGAGGCCCGCCGAAAGAGAACCGGCAAGAAGATTGACTGGGACAACATGTCCGATGCAGATCGGGCAGCAGTTAACAAGACGATTCACCCGATTGCGCCCGCGGTTCCGTATGAAAAGTACCCATGCGGCCTGTTTGCCAAGGACAGCGCCGGCAAGATTGTGCAGACCGTGGTGCAGGACGAGGAAGATGAAATCGCGGTTCGTAACGAGTATCCGCTCGATTGGAAATATGGCCTTGGCGAGTTGGGAATCGAAACCGCCCCCAGCAAGGGATCCGGCCGCGTGGTGGCGTTTGCAGAACTGAAGGACTCGGGCCGTATGCTGGCGGAACAACTGGACGAAAATGCGATCCCGGGCGAGAAATTCGGGCCGCTAGCCGCCGAAGCAGCCAAGCGCGGACGCCCGCGTAAGAACGCCGCTTGATGCGGCCTCGTGGTTGCTGGCTCGCGGTTAGGCCCGATCAGCGGGTGAAATCGACATACATATGGGTGCCGGTCGAGCAATACGGTGAGGCTCGTATTGGCAGTGTCCAGGCGGTAGGTGATGGCGTGAAAATGAAAAATGGAACCCGACGACTTGATTGCGCGGTCGGTGATCGGATTCTTTATTCTGCTCGCGTGGATTCTTATCCCGTGGGCGGCGAGCGCGTGGATCTTATCGAGGAAGCATCCATTATCGGAGTGATGCATGGCGATCAGTAATACGACCGGCCTGACGATAATTGCGGATGCCATGCAGCTCGGGGGCGTTGGCGATCAATACAACGTTCTGGATGCGAATACGGCCAACCTGGGCCTGCGCATCCTGAACCGGATGCTGGACAACTGGAGCGCGGAGGTAACGCCGCTCTACAACATCGTCGACAGCCAGACCGGGGCTCCGACTCCGGGATTTACGCTGGTCGCCGGTCAGTCGAAATACATTCTTGGCGCATCCAATCTGCTTGGAGTCAGGCCCACCGAAATCGCGGACATTTACCTTGCCGACTCGAATTCGGTTAGTTACTACCAGCAATTTATCTCGGCCGACGAATACTCGCGGCTCATCTACAAGGTGGCTCCGGGCCGTCCGGATCGTGTGTATATCAACTACAACGAGACGACGGTTGAGCTTAATTTCTATCCGCAGCCCGCTTACCTCGATCAGGTACACGTTCTGTATCTGGCCCCCCTCATTAATTTGGCGACGACTGCTACGACGGTTACGCTCCCGCCCGGCTACGAAGAGGCGATTGTCTACAACCTCGCGGTAAGAATCGCGCCGTGGTTCGGTGGCGAGGCTAGCCCGTCGGTTATAAAACAGGCGTCATGGGCGAAGACGATGGTAAGCCAGGCGAACGAGAATAGATACTTCCTGCAGTCGCCGATCCCGACGCAGAAGCGCAGATTCTTCAATGTGCTGACTGGGGGCACGGTTTGATCCCGTTTCGTCCGTTGCAAGACATTGTGGTGATGGTTAAGCCCAAAGAGCGCATGACGCCAGCGGGGTTGGTTGTCTTCACCGAGGAAGACGAGGAGGCGGAAGTGGTGGCGGTCGGCCCCGGCAAGTGGAAAAACGCAGACGAGCGTCACCCGATGAACATCAAGGTTGGCGATCATGTCCTGTGCAACAAGTACCAGGTGCAGGAAGTCATGGGCTATCTCGTGGCGCGCGAGGAACATATCCGGGCGGTGTTGTGAACACGATGTATGTGCTTTGCATGCCGACGAATTGCGCGGAGTGCGGCGAGGGCGTTCAGTTCATCAAACGCCCCAGGGCCCCCGGCGGGATGGCATTCACTTGCAGCAATCATCGCTGCCGGTATCACGGCAAGCTCTATGAGATCCCACAACTGCGCGCGGAGCGTCTGATCGAGGCATCGCTGCTGCGCAAGCCCGCTGTAGGCATCGCGTGAAATGCCGAACCAAACCGTGCCCCTGTTCGGTCTGGGGGTCGGGACGAAATCGTCGACAGTATCGGCCCAGCAACGGGTCAACATGTATGTGGAGCAATATCAAGAGCCCGACAAGGGCCCCATAGCGTACTTTCCGCGGCCCGGAATGTTGCGCTGGACGGGGAACAATCCCAATAGCATCGCGGGCGCGTGGCGCGGAGTGTCGCAATCGACCTATGCGACCACTACCGGCATGGGTCAGATCCAGGATGGCCGCGGCTTCGCGGCGGTGAATAACCAGCTCTGTGTGATTACGCCAAGCGCGGTGGCGATCACCGGTGTCGGCGGTGCGAACTACAAGACGACGGTTGGGCCGGTCCGATTCTCGGATAACGGATTCCAGATTATCTCGGTCGACGGCGTATCGGGACTGATCTGGGACTATCGCAACAGCACGACCCCGGCGACACAGGTCGACCTGTCGACGCTGACGAACTTTCCGACCGGCGCACGAACGGTTACATACCTAGCCGGGTATTTCATCTGCGATAACCCCGCCGTCCCAGGGCAATTCAACTGGAGCAACAGCCAGGACGGCACGACGTGGCAGGCGCTGAATTTCGCAAACGCTACCGCGAGCCCGGATCCGCTGGTGGGCGTGTTTGCGGCGCGCGGACAGTTGCTTCTGCTGGGCACGCGCACCATTGAATATTGGCAACCGTCCGGCACCAGTACCGTATTCCAGGCGGTAACGAGCGCGGTCTCGATGTGGGGCTGCCTCGCCTATGACACCGTGCGCCTGGCGGGCGATAACGTTGTGATGCTTGCGCGAGGCGCCGCGGGACATGGCCAGCCGCAGGTGATTGTGATTCAGGGCTATACGCCCCAAGTCATCAGCACTCCGGAAATTGACTGGGATATTGCGAACGATCCAAGCCCTGACGCGGCAACCGCAGTGGTGTTGACAATTGCGGGGCATATGTTCTATGTCCTCAATCTGACCAACAAGAGCTGGGCCTACGATTTCACCAATCAGACGTGGAATCCCTGGCAGACGGGCGATGCCGGTCGATTCGCCGGGCAGTATGCGTTGCAGGTGGCGGGGCAGGTCTATATCTCGGACTACCGCGACTCACGCGTTTATAACCCGTCGATCAACATCTACATGGACGACGCGGTGTTCAGCAACACGACGCCGCCGAACGGCGCTTACATCGGCTCGCCCCAGCCGCGCGTCATCACCACGCGGCACCTGTTCAACAATAACGACTGGGTAACGATTGACGAGCTGGTTATCGAGTTCGAGCAAGGCGTCGGGCTCGAGCCCGGCAACACCGCGATTCTGCCGCAGTTGCTGATCGGCGATGCGTCGATTTCGAGCGCGGCCTACAACACCGTTTCTGCCGTCAATAACGAAGTGATGCTCCAGTGGAGCAAGGATAACGGCAGGACGTGGGGCAACGAGGTCTGGCAGATTGTTGGCCCGGTAGGAACCTATCGCAAGCGCGCTGTATGGCGTGGCCTGGGCCGCGGACGTGATTGGGTGTTCCGTTTCAAGATGACGGACCCATCGCGCATGGTGGTGGCGAATGCCTACGCTCGACTGAGGTAGGTTGGACCCGCTACCACAGCAATTACTAGACGACCCCAAGAAAGACGTATCGGTACCGTTTCGGGCGTGGCTTAGCAAGTTGGCTGCGCTGGTTAGCGGTTCTGCGGGCAATGGCGGCTCGTTCGTCACGGTCAACGCGGAGCCTTTACTGCCCAGCAGCCGCAGGCTGACCGCGGGCGCGAATATCACGCTGACGGATGGCGGGGCCGGATCGACCATCACGATTGCGTCGACCGGTGGCAGCGTTTCGCCGTTGACGACTAAGGGCGATCTATACGGTTTTGACGTAGCGAATCAGCGGATCCCGGTCGGCACGGATGGGCAGATTCTGGCGGCGGCCTCGTCGCAGCCGCTCGGCGTGCAATGGGTCACACCGCCCGGCACCAAGAGTCAGGAGTTCAACGCCTCCGGCACCTTCAACGTCCCGACCTTCGTGTCGTTCGTGTGGGTGTCGATGGTCGGCGCGGGCGGGGGTGGCTCGACCACGATCGCGGCGGCGACCGGTGGCGGGGGCGGCGGCACCGGCGAGTACTGCTTCGGGCTCCCGGTGGTGGTCACCCCGGGCGGCACGGTCACGGTCACGATCGGCACCGGTGGCACGGGCGGTGCGGCGGCACAGGTCGCGGCACAGGCGGGCGCCAATGGCGGTGACACCTCCTTCGGCATCTGGACGGTCAAGGGCGGCGGTGGCGCGCTCAACACCGGCGCGTCCGGTGTGGGCGGTGGCCCGCTTGGCGCCGCATCCAAGCCCATCGGCAATCCCGGCACGGCGGGCGGCTTCGGTTCCCCGGAGAGCCCGCTGCACTTCGGGGGTTCGTCCGGCGGCGGTGGCGGCAACGCGATCACGGCCAGCGGAGGCGCAGGCGCACCCGGTGCCGGTCAGTCGGCGGGCGCGGCCGGGGGCGTCGCGGCAGGCAGTCAGGCGGGCGGTGGCGGCGGGGGCGGCAGCCCGTGGGGGAACGGGGCCGTGGGCGCCAACGGTGGGGTCGCGGGCGCCAACGCCACCAACGCGGGCACCGGCGGCTCCGGCAGCGGCGGCCACGCCACCACGACACTCGGTGGCGGCAATGGCGCGAACGGCTACTGCCTCGTCACGTGGATCACGTAAGTGCCTTCCACCCAAGGCCAAGTGTTCACGGCCAGCGGGACCTTCAACGTCCCGGCGGGCGTGTCGCTGGTGTGGTTCAGTGCCTTCGGGGGCGGCACCGGTGGTGGCTGGTCCTCCGGCGCATCCAGTTCGGCAGGCTCGGGAGGGGGCGGTGAGTTCTGGCTCGGTCGGCCACTGGCGGTCACACCCGGCGGGACCGTCACCGTCACCATCGGCCCGGGTGGCGCGGGCGCGACGGTCAGCGGCAATCCCGGGGCGGCAGGCGGTAACACGAGCGTCGGTGCGTTCACCATCAATGGCGCGCCCGTGTCGAGCAGCTTCGCCAATGGCGGCGCCGGTGGTGGCCCCGGCGGTGGCGCGGAGCGGGGCTCGGGCGGCAATGGCAACCCGGGGAGCTTCGTCCAGTACAGCACCGGGGGCGCGAGCGGCGGCCCCGGCATCAGCAGTGCCAAGGGTCCCTCGGGCGGGAACGCGATCGGCGAGGTCAGCACCAACACGGCCAACGTCGATGTGGCCCCGGCCCCGGGCGGCGCGACCGGCGGCAACAGTCCCTTCGGCTTCGGCGGCCTTGGTGGATCGACCGCCGGTGGCTGGGGGGTCAACGGTAGAGCTCCAACGGCCAACGTCTACAGTGCAGGCGGCGGCGGCACCACGCAGAGCACGGCGGGCATCACCGGTGGCGGCGCGGGCAGCGGCGGCTACGCGGCGATCTTCTGGGTGTCGTGATGGCCGCTAAGAAGAGCGCGGGGGCACGAGCGACGCGGCTGGTGTGGGTAAAAACGGGGGTAATGGCGGTGGTGGATATGCCAGAGTGGAGTGGATTAGTTGAGTCTAGATAGCAGTCAATTCGGTCAAGATCTTCTTAACTCGAGCAATCTAGGCGGCTTCTCGTCCTTCGTTGACGGCGTACAGGTCGATCCGAATATCGTCAACGATCCGGCCACGCAGCACTGGTTGCAGAACATGCGTCGTTATTACCCGCAGGCTCAGTTTGTGATGAACGGGGGCGGCGGCGAGGCAGCGAATACCAGTTACCAACTCTCCCTTGGCGGTGCTGCCGCCCCCTCTGCGGGGACAAATGACACAAGCAAGCTGCCGGTAAATCCGGCCACCGGGCACACTGGATTCGGCGGGGCGATGGATCTCCTGTCGATCCCGAATACGGGCAGTTCCGGTGATGTGCGATGGAATCGCAATGCGGCAATCAATTCGGGCGTATACGGGCCCGAGGTCAACCGTAATTATGTCCAGTTCGACAACAACCGATTCTCGCAAATGGCGGGCCCGTTGTTCTCGAGCTTGTTGCTTGGCGGGCTCGGTGCGATGTATGGGCTACCGGCTGGATTGTCGAGCGCGATGAGCGGCATGGGACAGCTTCAAAACATCGGCAACGGCGGGAGCTTTAATCCCCTATCTGCGCTGTCGATGCTGGGTCAATTCATTCCTGGTTATTCGCAGATTGCACCGTATGTGGGGCTCGCGCGCACGGCGTATGGCCTATCGCAAGGTGGCAATCCAATTACCGGCGGCTTGAGTGCAGCTCGCACGCTGGGCAACCTCATGGGCGGTGGTAGCGGCAATGGCTAATAGCAAAGTGATGAAGGAAGGCAATGACGGCGGCGACCCCGGCGACAATCCGGGCGGCGACTTTACTGCACCTCCCAGCGATAACGGAGGAGGGGGCGGCTTTTTCACTGGCAACCAGCCGGGTAATGACTTCACTGGTGGTGGCATTCCTCCCGGATCTTACTATGACCCGAACTCGGGGATGTACTACGGTCCTAACGGCGAAGTCTATGACCAGAACGGGCAAATGCTCAATGCGGGAGATTCTGGTGGGCTCAACGGTGGCGGTAATCCAAGTATTCCTGGTGGCCCGGGCGGTCCTGGCTCTGGCGGTAATGGCTCTAATCCTTTTGCCTCTCTCTTTGGCGGCGGCGGTGGTTTGTCTAGTCTGCTCCCACTGCTCTCGATACTTGGGCCGCTGGGTGGGGCCGCGCTAGCCGCGCACGCAACCAACCGCGGAACAGGGCAGATGGCGCAGGGCGTGCAGAACGGTATCAATGCGCTGCAGAACATCTATGGCGGTAACGGTACCGGCAACTCTGGCGGCATCCTGTCGAACTTCCTGCCGTTCATCCAGCAAGGGCAGAACGCGGCGCAGACGCTCGGCGCGATGGCCCCGCCGAACCTTGAACAGTACGCGCAGGGGCTGCATCCGCAAGACCTGACGCAGTTTCAGGGGAACCATGTGCCCACGAACGGCCAGAACCTTACACAGTTCCAGACCAACCTGCCGTCGATTGTGACCAATCCGACGTTCAAGAGTCTGGGAAAGATGATGGGGAAATAGATGGGCGCATTCGATAACGTCGGCGCCACCATTCAGGGTGGCGGTGCGCCTGCTGGTCCAGCGCCCGGCAGCTATGCCGCGCTTGCGCAGCAATACATGAACAATGCCCAGCAATGGCAGGGCGGTGGTGTCAACCAGGATACGGTTAATTACATCCGGGGCTTGAACGATCCGCAGTTGCAATACGGTGCCCTGATGGCGCTCGGCGGGAACAATAGCAATCCCACGTTCACTGCGGCGGCGAATGCGTTGATGCCGGGCGCGTACTCGAGCGCAGGCGGCACGTCCGCTGACTTCGCGCACTTTCTCGATCAGGGCTCGCGCGGGATGCTGGACCCGAACATGCAGCGCAACGGGCCGCAGTGGCAGGACGTGCTGTCGCACATCAACGGCGCCGCCGGATCGCAGGGCTATACGGGCAATGATTACTCTACGCTGACGCAGCCCGGTCAGCAGCAGACGATGAACGCGACACCGGCCGCGGGCGGGCAATCGCAGTCGATGCCGGGCCCGTGGAATATGACGCCGGGCAGTTATCCGGACGCACAGGGATTCGGCGGCGGATATCAGGCTCCCGGTGGTGGTGCGGCGGATCCTGGTGGCGGCGCTCAGGCGCCGGGCGGCGGGAGCGCGCCCCCTCCCAATGGTCAGGCCCCCTCGCTTGGCAACATGATGCAGCCGCAGGGCGGCGGCGGGAATGTTTCGATCCCGGATGCTAGCGGCAACTACCCGCTAAACGTGTCACAGTACCTGAATCCGTACATGAATTTTGCGATGCAGCAGGGCATGAACGCCCTCAACTCATCGCTGGGCGCAACGGGCCAGTTAAATAGTGGCGCGGCCATGCGTGGCATCGAGGACTATGCGCAAGGACTGGCGGGCAGCATGGGCTGGAATCCTGCAATGCAGACTGCGCAGCAGCAGCAGGGATTCAACTTTGGCGCGCAACAGACCGGATTTCAGGACGCCCTGCAGCAGGCGATGCAGAACGCGAACATCGGCAACATGCAGAACCAGTACAACCTGGGGCTGGGCCAGCTCGGCATCGGCCAGCAGATGGCGAACGCCAACATCGGGAATATGCAGAATCAGTACGGGCTGCAACAGGCCGCGCTGTCGGGCCAACTCGGGGCACAGCAGCAACAACTCGCGCTCCAGCAGCTCGGCATGCTACTGAACGCGGGAACGACGGCTGCGGGGCAACAAGCCGGCGCGGCGGGCATCTATGGCAACAGCATTGCGCAACTGATGGCGATGCTGGGGCAGACCCAAGGCACCGGCACGATTGGTGCGGGCAACGCGTGGAATACCGGTATCGGCAACGCGATCAATAACGGTATGGGCCAGATGACGCTGGGCAATCTCATGCAGTGGCTGCAGCAGCAGAATCAGATACCGACGCTTCAATAATGGATTTCTCTCCCAATGCCCTGTTGCTAGCGAAGGGGATAGAAACACAGTCGCCACTCGAGCTAGCCGGGAAGGGCGCGAGCCTTGGCGACTTGATGACCGGGTTGCAGATCAAGCAATTCGCGCTGCAGCAGCAGCAGCAGATGGCGCAGATGTACCAAGACCCGTCATTCGCTCCGTTTCTTGAGCAGATGGTAAATGGTGGCCAGGGTGGTCAGCCGATAGATACATCAGTGATGCAGAAATATCCCCTGGGGATACAGGCCGCGCTGCCGAATCTGCTCACCATGCAAAAGAATTCAGCTGACATTGGAAAGTTGCGCGCCGATACCGCCAAGGCTCAATCGGAGACCCGTGACCAGGCCAACGCCCGCGCTGCCAATGCGCTTGCCGCGGTTCAGCAAAGCCCATCGCAGCAGACGGTGGCATCTGCATTCAATCTTATGAAAGAGGCGGGCATTGATCCGGCCATCGGTGGCCCCATGCCGCAGTCCGTTGATGATGCCGTCAAGTGGGCGACACAGGCATATTCAGCCCTAACTCCCGCAGCTACACGGGCTACCACCGCACAGACTACGCAAGCGACAGAACAAAAGGGAATTCAGTTCCCGTTTGACATTGCCAAGCTGGCGCAAGACTTGCAACTTGAGCCACAGCGAGTACACGCGGCCCTTATCAATGCCTATGCTCATTCAACCGAGGCGCAGACCGGCGTAAAGCGACAGGCTTATGGCGAGGGCTCGATTACGATTGATCCGGTAACGCGCCAGCCGATCTGGAACGCGCCGCCCAATATAACCGGGGGCGCTCCTGTGGCGGTTACTGGTGGCGGTGGACAGCCAACCACACTTTCGGCACAAGAGGCCACCACCGGCAACTTCAAGGAATTGACTGCTCCGGAAACGCTTAAGAAGATTGCCAACGCGAATGAGTTGCAGCAGGCGGTTATGCGCATGCGCGACAAGGATGCCCAAGGCATCTATAGCGGGCCCATCGGTTCATCGGAATGGTGGAAAGACATTACTTCACTAATGGCCCCGTTCATGTCGCCGGAGGATCGTGCCACGGTGGCCAACTCACAAGCCTATAACCAGATTGCAACGGGCGTCCTTGCGAAGTACACCGCAGAACAATTCCCGCGCGCGAATCCGTTGGGCTTCCGCATGCTGGCCCCATCAAAGCCATCTGACTCCATGATTGCCGAGGGCCGGCAAATGGCGATGAACAATGTCTACAACGAAGCGGAGCGCACGAAACAGTATTACAAGGGCGCGGTTGATTTTGCAGCAAAGAACATCGGACATCCGCTGTCTGAATATCAGCCGCAATACGGCGCGGACGTTGAGATCCCACCGACTCCCGGTGTACAACTGAAGCCCAAGGCTGGAACTACTTTTCAGAATCTGCCGCCCGCGAAATCTATGGGGCCGACTACGCTTACGGTTAACCATGACACGAAGCTGCCAAACGGCACTGAAGCAAAGGCTGGGCAGAGGATCAGCAACACCAGCGGCGACTGGGTAATCGCCCCATGACGTTCACCGTGACCGATACCGGCGACAATGCTCCGTCGGCGGGGGGCTATACCGTACTTGAGCCCGACACTCCTGCGCCGAGTAGTAGCAATGTCGGTGATGTGCTGGGCGGCGCCTGGGCCAAGCTTAAGGAGCTCGCCGTGGGCGCCCAGCAAGTGGGTATGGGGATTGCCGATCTGGTTACACCCGGAGCCCCGGCATCCGCCAAGTTCGGGCCCGATTTTCAGAAACGCGCGCAGGCATTGACCCAGCGGGCCGACGAGATGAAGTCGGTCATGTCGCCCGAAAACATGGCGCAACAGACGCCGGGCGGCAAGTGGGGAAGCTTCGTTACTGGGGCGGCCCTCCCGGTTGCCGCTACAGCGCTCTTTCCAGAGCTGTTCGGTACACCCCCGGGTCAGGCCATGCTCGGCGCGATCCAGGGCGGCATGGAGCCGACCGGACAGGGCGACTCGCGTGCGGGCAATGTAGCGTTGGGCACGGCGCTAGGCTACACCGGGCAAAAAGTGGGTCAGGCCGGTGCGTCTCTTATTAAGGGGACAGAGCCCAGCGCCAACGATGTTTCGCGCCAAGCATTTGTGCAATGGGCAGAAGATCAGGGCATCCCAATCAGTCGCTATCAACGCGGCGGCAATCCATTTGTCGGGCTCATGGAGCGTGTGGGGCGCGCATTGCCTGGCTCGTCTGGCTATTACCAGGACTTGGACGCGGCACAGATTCAGGCCCTGAATGATCTGTATAACAAGTGGACGATGGGGCATGCCTCTGGTGCCGAGATGGATGCGCTCGCGGCCAAGGTGAAAAGCCTGACGGTCGATCCGCGGGCGGTGGCCGAGGGCCGGGCGTTCGGCGGTCAGTTCAGCAACCTCCGCGGTGATCTGAGTCCGTCCGGCGCAATCAATACCGCTGAGCAATATTTCGGGACTGCGGGCCAGCCCAATCCGGCGCTGGCCAATCTAGGGCCAGCCGCGCAGCAGCAGGCGGTTGCGCAGGGTGTGCCCGCGGTGGTGGGCGGCAAGACTGGCGCACTGCAGGCGGGCGACCAGATCCCGTTTGGCATGGATAACGGTTACATGGCGATTCGCTCGGGACTCACACGTGCCATGTACAACGCCAAAGGCGCTGACCAGCAAGCCTACGGCAAGCTGCTCGACATTTTCGATGAAAACGCCTACCGCACGATGCAAGCAGCGGGCATCGATCCGCAGCAACTGATTAACCTGCGCGGCGCGTACTCGGTGCAGAAATTACTAGCGCCCGCGATGACGGAACTGCCGGATGGAACCTTCGCGGTTAACCCGTCGAAGTTGAAAAGCATCATTCAGTTCAAGATGCAGAAGTCTCCCAGCTACTTCGGCAATTTGCCGGGGAATACGGGGCAAGAGATAACCAGCGCCATGAACGCCGCGAAGTTCATGTCCCCGGTATCCTCAAGCCATACGACAGAGCTGGGCGTGGCTAAGGGGATTATGACCGGCGAGGCGCTCAACAAGGCACTGGAGCATGGCGCCGGCGCGGCGACCGACACAGCAATGGCGCTGTGGCTCGTTCCGAAGCTGGCCAACATGGTGCTGCAGGGAACGTCGCGCGGCATCCCCGGCGTAAATCGTCTGCCCGTCTCGAGCCAGACCTTGGGCAACCTGATGAGTGCCGCAGTGCCTAGTGGCGTCGAGTCCTTCGCCCCGTGGGCGGTGCCAGCTCTTGGAGCGGGAGCGGCCAAACTATTCGGCGGCTCCTGATCCAGAACCTGATGATATTACGAGCGAACTTGAGAAGCCAGACGATGAATAGAACCAGAGCGGCCAGAAACGGCGTCGCGAAGATTCGCAATGCGGTGAACTGATCCATGCCCCTTCCTTTACTTCAGCCTAAGTTTACTGCCTTCGTGCCGGGAACGGCTACGCCCCTGGTCGGCGGTCAAGTATTCACCTATCAGGCGGGTACGTCAACGCCGCTCGCGACCTATCCTACCTATACGGATGCGCTTAACCTCACGAATGTAAACGCGAATCCGGTCATTTTGGACGCGAACGGGCAGGCCAACATCTGGGCCCCCGACTCCTACTGGTACAAGATAGTGCTGGAGGATGCCGGTTCCAATGTCATCTATACGGTAGACAACTACCATCCGTCCGAGGCCGCGGGGATCCCGTTCTCGCCCACCAACTCATCGGTGCCGGTGGCCTATGACTGGCTCCCGATCATCAATGCGCTGGGCTCAAATGTCATTGTCGCGCCCACGTTGACTTTCGTATCCAGTACGTCGTTTACCTTAGGCGGAAACGACTTTACTGGCGTTCTGCATCCCGGTAGGCGCATCCGTTCGGTGAACACGGGCGGCACCGCCTACAGCACGGTACGGACTTCGACCTTCGGCGGCGGTAATACCACGGTCAACGTAGTCAATGATTCGACCGTCCTGGATTCGGGGCTGTCGCAGCTCTACTACGGCTCACAGCCGTATGTGAATCCGGCCTATCTGGATCCGCGCACGGCGCTCAACGTCACGAAGAACGGTAACCAGACGGGCTTTGGCGGTGCGGGCGCGTCGATCACCGGCTGGACGGTGAACGTCGATAACAACGGCGAGTTCTCGTCCAACACCTGGCAGAACAAGTACCCCGGTAATTACCTAGTCAATATCCAGATTGAGATCTCGGACACGGGCGCGTCTCAAGCACTCACGATGGCAATTAACTCCAACGCCACGCCGTTCCTGCTTGCGGATGTTACCTGGTCTACCGCGGGCGTGCATCGCAACTATTCGATGACGCACATTTTCAATTACAACGCCGCGAATCAGTCGAGCATGACGCTCAGCCTGCAGGGCTCGGCGAATACCACGGTCTATGGCGCTAACAGCGTGTGGACGGTGGCGAGAATTCCATGAGCGATCCTGACCACGACAAACTCGAGGAGCTGGAATCGCGCATCGCCCGTATTGAGGCATGGAAAGAGACGGCGCGTATCGGTGCCGGCGTGCTGAAGTGGCTGGCAGCGATAGGAATGGCAGTAGCAACGATCTGGGCGGCGCTTCACCAGAAGTAACGCCATGCCTACCCTTGGCGATCTGATGGGCCTCGGCGCGGACGCGCAGGGGAACCAAGGTTTGCTAGGGTCAATCAATAGCCGTTTGGCGTTTCTTGGGCGCAATCTGGGCGATCTGATGCGCAATCCTGCGGACTGGCTTGCGAAGGCGCCTGCCGACTTTGGCGACCGCTATGTACAGCCAATGGCGAATGCGGCCGACCAGATGGGTAGCGTAATACCGGGGGTAAGTCAGCAGGGCGCGCAGAACATGCTGCCCTTCGCCATGGGCGGGATGACCGTCTATCACGGCTCGCCATATCGGTTCGACAAGTTCGACCCGTCGAAGATTGGGACCGGAGAGGGGGCGCAGGCGAAGGGGTACGGACTTTATTCTGCCGAAGCTCCGGCCACTGCCAACACTTACAAAGGCGCTGGAGCTCGATTGCTAGACACACATACTGGCACGCTGGTCGATACACGAGATATACAGCCTAATGATTTAGCCGATTGGGTGCGAAAGAATCCGGACGCTAGGTATATCACCCCGCCCGGATACCTTTACACGGCCGACCTCCCCGACGAACACATCGCTCGGATGCTCCACTGGGAT